TCCAATCGGTGCGGAAACTTGCTAAGTTATTCCCTACAAACAAGCGAGCCATTCTCAACATTTCCTCATCGGTCATGTCCTCTCCATACACATCACGCCTCATTCTCAAATGGTTCAATTCGGCAAAGTTATCGTCTAACTCCTGTTGATTTTGAGGAATCACAACATCGCCCATGCCTCTCTTGGCCTGTCTATGTATGTTCACTATATCGGGATTCATGTCATTAATTAATCCAGTGCCACGATTCATACCTAACACGAATGAACCGCTACCACCCATAGGCTCAACGGGTCTATCTCCACCTAACTTCGATGCCATAACACGAAACTTGGGCATCTCACTGGTTTTGCCTCCCTCCCAATTGATGAAACTTGTGAGCATGTTGTTTTCCGAATCGGTAAATCCTCTCATAGCGTCAAAGATAGGTTGGGGATCTTGTTCAGCCAACACTGCGTTACGCATAGCCATGAGGGGTGTTCCCTCACGCCTACCAATAGAACCTCTCTTTTGCGCTTCTGTGGGCTTGAAAGGCGGGGCTGGTAGTGCTTGCCCTTCTTCTGTGAGTAAGCGCAAGGATTCAACAATCATAGGGTCTAATTCGTCTATGTCCTCATACTCAACTCCGTTGAATACAATGCCCTTCATGATCGACCACGCTTCGGAGAACGCATCTCGATTCATAAACCAACGCCTCACTTTTTCGTATGCCTAAGACCCGACCAGCATATCTCTTGTAATTCGGCATCATCGTCAAAAATGACGAAATTCAATTTTTCGGTGTTAACTGTATCATGTGCAATCCAAGTTACAATAAAGCCCAGTATCATTCCGCCTACAAACAAATATCCTATCATCTATCTCTCGCCACCCTTTGTCCACCTGCACCTAATTGCCTTCGCATTTTAGGTCTTGCGCCCGAACCGCTACCTCTTGTCTTACTTCTCTTGTATCGGTTCGCTGTTCGCTTGGATTTGTTCTTGCGTGATACGCCCCACGCCCTTCTTTTTGCCTGTCGTTCAGCACGGCCTGTGAGAGTATTCTTTGAATATCCTCTAAAATTACCTTTGATTACTGACCATCCGACATCTGCGGCACGCTTTTCAACTTGGGATTTGCGTTCCGCCATATATCACCGCATGAAGGACATTCCCATAAAAATATCCTATCACGACTACCCGCATAGAACCCGTTTATGCGTAATGCCAACACTTCGGAACCACAAGATTTGCATATCTGTGTCACTTTGGCCTTGTATATTCGTGACTTTATACCAATCAAATCTAAATCCATTTCAATACCCCGCATGTGTATAAATGACTTCAACCGTTGCGGATGGCATAGCCACCAGCGTAGTTATCACCTTACCCGAAACAGAATAGTGAACACCCTCAATCAGTGCAATAGTGCCCAACGCAAGTGCGTCGGGTGCATTTATAGAAATCAAATGTAAATTGTTTCCTGTTTGTGATAACAATGGGGTAAAGGCCAGTGGTGCTATCGCACTGGCTTGAGCAGGGGTGGTAATGTGTTCCTTTTCCATTCGATGAACCGGTGTTATTTGATATGAACCACCATTCCCTACACCCACTGCTTGGTCGGACTGGAAAAACAAATGTGTTTGTCCAGCCCCATGTGGTTGAGTATTGCTTGGGGAATGCCCTGTCGGATCTCTCGTATAGAACATACCAAGTCCGGCTATCGGTAAGTTTCCAGCGTTCAATGCTGGTGTCAAAGAATAATCATTCAACGGGTCTGTTCCAGCACCGCCAGCATTCACCAACGAAGTCAAAGGAATAGGACCACCACGAATGAAAATTCTCTTGTCCTCTATGGCGGCTACATTCAAAGGATTCGCAAATGAAACACGCACTGCACCTAAAACAACGGATTGCTTAACAAGATGTGAATATGGCATTTGAGGATAAACACCAGTGCTGGTGTCAACAATATCGCCACAAACCAAACCGATGTTATTTGTTCCATTTAATTCGGGGTCAACTATGACAAGAACCCAGCATTCTTGGTTTGCCTGTGTCGGCAAAACCATACCTGCCGCATTGAAGCGTGCGTTGTAGTGGTTAGCCGTATCAATGTTGAATGCGTTGGCTGAACCCACAGTGTAAAAACATCCGTCAAGACAAACAACACCCTGATCGACGAAGATGGAATTAGTGCCACCGCCACTGTTTGGTCTTACTACACAGTTTCCTACGATTGGATTATTCCTATCACTACCTCCACTGTCTTGGGAATAGTTTGTAAGATTGATTGGCACTACACCATTAGTGATGCCACGCTCGACCATGTTAGTCAAACTGGCTGATGATAACACATCTGTGTCACGCAAACCATCGGCTTGCCATGTAGCACCCGTTCCTGTTTTTTCATGTCCTTCATTGAGTCCTGTTGTGCCCATTATCTCACTTCCAAAACTACATCTATTCTTACTTCATTTGTGGCATTCTTACTGATAGGAATGAAAGACGACCTAAACGCTGGATTGTCCAATGGGGTGCTACCGTGTATTACAACTTCTTTGATTGCTTGTGATGATACTTGGTCTGTTCCGAATACAGCATTGACTGATATGGTTCTATCATCAACACGCTGAACCACTGGTGTTTTAGTCAATGCAACATTACCTACACCATTGTTTCTCCTTGAGGCTTCTCCACCCGTTGTTCCAAGACTCATGCTTTTTACAAGAGTCTGTAAATGTTCTGTCAATTTTGCTTTTATTGAATCTAATACTGGCATTATCTCACCTCGTAAAACACCGACTTAGAATGACCCAGTGGGTCTGCCCTGTTAGAACTTACCCTCAATTCAGCATTGTCGGGTATAGTTACTAAGTTATTAGCAGTAAGCGTAATCTGTGTTGCTGAAACAGGGTTGCTCGCAATTACACCAACAAACTGACCATCGGATAAATACACACCGTCATTTGCCTTGAAACGCTGTCTTGGATCCTTGCCGTCAACAGCAATAAATGGGGTAGTGTTAGCGTTGATGGCACCGTTTTTCAACACACCAGTAAGACCACCTTTGACACCAATGGCACCTAACTGACTTGTTTGTTCAGTGTTTCGCCACCTACCACCAATCAGTAACCTATTGTTGAGAACAAATCGTGTCAAAATTCTTTGGGCTGATAGTATGCGAACACTACCCGACATGCTAACTGAAACCTGTTCGCTAAACTCACCTGTCTTTGATTCACTGGTTGTTTGCAGTGACGATAAAATATCAGCCAGTAACCCTTCAATGCCCTTTTCGTATTGACCAATAACCATTGATGTCATTCCGGTAGTGCTATCGTGTGTTGTTTCAAACACTGCAAACAAGCCTTTGATACCCTCGTTTGTGAAATCAACTGCTATTATTTCACCCGGTTGAATGTGGCTGGCACTGACTAACCCATCCACTTTAATCAAAGAAGCACCTTGTTCAGTCCTATTCATTATTCTCTTAGCCATTTTCTTTGCTACCGAGTTAGATGTCAAACCAGCGACTATATTTGTTGATGTCCTTGTCACACCACTTTCATTACCGCTACCGCCCATTTGTTTTATCTTTTCTAAGTCCTTAACTTCCGCACGGACTTTTTCATTTTCAGCAAGCCTTTCACCTTCGACAATTACATGGTTTGCCATCTCTAACATAGCACTAATTTCTATGTTTTGAGGACCGCTACTTGTTCCAAGTCGCTTTTCTTTTGCCACAAACGCATCTCTTGAATACAGTATAATGCCGGTGCTATCCATCACCAACTGCCTGTTGTCGAATTGGGATAGTGAACGCAAAACCTCCATCAAACCCACACCGTTCATATCACGATCTGTAAATACACTGCTATGTTCAATGGTGGCATACAAGGATGGGTGAACATTTAGATGGGCTTCTTGTGACTCACCAATGTCGAACATCGCTTGTAGTCCAGCCAACAGTGAAGTATCAACCATCTTTTGCGATAACACTTGTTCGTATGGTAGTAAATCGGCACCGTCAAGTGTTTCTTCAACATCTTGTAACAGTAACAAGGAGGCATCAGTGGTTCTTATTCCGACACTCATGTAATGTGCCAGTCTAACAAAACCATCTAAAGAAATACCGGAGTCCGAGAGAGAATTTTCTCTTAGGTTGCGGAATTTTAGTGTATTATCAACTGCACCCGATATTCTCCATCGGTTTCTTGAGGCATCAATCAAATATGGGGAACAGTGTTCGCTTGAAAGAGCCTTACCGTCAATATATACGGTGCTTAAACCACCTGTTCCGGGATTGCGTATGTAAGATAGTGTTCCTTCTTTGTTCCCATCGTTTAGCACAAAACGCTGGGGAGTCAACATGCTGAAATCGGATGGGTCATAATGCCCCAGCCCACGATACGATATGGCAGTGGACAATGCTGTATCATCGAGTGAATTGGTAGCCTCCCACTTTTCGACCCCATACCCTGCCATCGTTATGGCGTTGTCCACCAGTGATGGTAATACCACCAATGAGTGTCTTGCTGGGTAAGTGTTTGCTAATGTGGATTTTATGGTAGCGGATGGGTTTTTTCCAAAGATTACCTCCCTACCCGATAAGTCATTTATAGCAAGACAATCACCTGTTGATGATGAAAGAAAGAAATTGGTTTCGTTTCTTGAAGAATAAAGTAATGCACCACTTAAACCAATGATAACTAATGACCCCGAAGCCGGAAACCCTGTTGCATCGTCAACAACCAAGAAGCCACCACCGTCAACCCGAATCGTGGTTCTTGAACCGAGTGTTGTCATGGTGTGATCTGCTTGAGCCGACACAGCAATTTCGTCATTTGCCATTCGTAAATACGGTCGCATCCGTTTGTTTTGGTTTGTGTAATCCAATCCAGTTTTAATTTGGGTTTGAGATACGATGTCACCCCCACCCGGATGCGTGCTTTGTGAATATCGAGCATCAATAACACTGTTCAACTCTCCATCTTGATTACGCCTTGCGGCATCGGATTTGAAATGTTGAAGCATATTTGCACTGGGTATCAAGTGCCAAACTTCATCACGATTATTACCATCCGGCCATTCCATAACTGGTGACTTATCATCGCTGGCTGTAATTGGCTCAACAAAGCCCATTTGCTTCTCGTTGTTTAACTCAAACATACCATACCGTTTATCACGGGTAAATGGTTGGTGGGTGTAACCTGTTTGTGACAGTGTGCTAAATCCACCGAGTAACCATCCGTCTTGACCTAAATCAATGCCAGCCCCTTGTTGCCTTGACGACCAGCCAAAGACCTTCAATGGCCTTACCATACGCATGATATAATGTGCTTCTTTACGCACTGGTTGTAAAGTGGCTGACGACAGTGGTTGCGTGAAACTATTTGCTGACGACAAATCACCAAGAGGGGCAATAGAACGGATTTTGTTGCTATCGTCTTGATACTCTAACCATTCTCTTTTTACAATATATACGCCACCCCACGGTGGTAAGTCACCACAACCTCTAACAGCCCAGTGGTCTTGTATAAACTCATTAAAATTAGACACACTATCGCTTTGTGTTGGACTACCTAAGTTACTATTGTCATTCAAAGACCAATGTGGATAATCGAATCTTCGGTTGACTGGGCTTGCACCGCCACCACCGTATGTGCTTTCAAACAATGGGTTAAGTCTTGGTTGACCACCGTTCCTTGACATATTAGTTTGATTAACATAAGATGGAGTTAATGGGAATTGTTGCCCTATTGCCAAATCACTATGTAAAGAAACAGCCTTTGTGCTGGTAACAAGATATTCTTCATTCTTGTTGTCTTTCCTTTCACTATTTGTTTCAACAACCATACCAAGTCTTGGTGATAAATCGGATTGCACTTGTCTATGGTCGGCTATCTCGGACAACGGTATTGGCATTACACCCCTGTCAATACTTGTTCCAGCCGTTTCGTTTTTCATATCTAATGACCTACCCCAATTGTTGGCCGGATAATGAATCAAATCGCCACTGGTTTGTGCGTGGTCGGTCGGGTGTGCGTTAAGGTGCAGGTTGTTTCCTTTGAGTATTGCTTGACTACCATTATCCGATATAGGATCTGAACCTTCATTCAATACCTTAGCGTGTAAGAATTTAGCGTTAGCACCTGTTATATCGGTTATGTTTGTTCTTTCAGCAGTGATAATACCTGCTGGCATCGCTTTTGGTGATACCATACCTAAACTTTCAATCTCTAAAGTCCTACCCATGCCAACCTTCCTTTGGAGTCCACTTATCATTAGACAATCTTGTGTAGCCTTGTAAATCAAACGCTTCATTAGTATGTTCACTCATTACTACACCGATAGGAACGGTTCTGTGTATTCCATCATTAGATGCCGATGTTTGCCAATCACCACCAACAGGCAACTTGTTCATGCTATCATGAATGCCACCGTCAAACCTGCCCGAAGCCTGTATCTTTTGCTGATTAACAGCATCAACATTAGGCTTACCGGCAAGCATGTTCAAAGCATCACTACCGCTTCGGAAACCAAAGGCTCTTACAGGCAACCTACGACTCCAATCAACAGCAACCATAGGATTTCTTACTGATGTTACTTCATTCCACACATCACTGTTGCTAACATCTTGGTCTAAGATTGAACGGAGAATGTTTTTGGTCGGATTTAACCCATCGCCTATGCCTTCACCACGACTTTTCCTTCTTGTGTAACCGTAGTAAGAAAAGTGTGGTCGCAATTCAAGTGTTCCTTCGGCCTCATTGATACCATCATGCCCCATTAAAACTGCACCTGCGGCTCTTTGACCTAAAACACTGCCGTGCCCTGCGGCAAGGAGTCCGTTGTAACCGTAATTCTGTAACCATTGGAACGCATATAATCTTTCAAATGGCATAGCCACCTTTGGTGTTCCTTCTTGTTGACTACCACCTGCCTCAACATTAGCATTTCTTAACATCAAACCCCGTAGTGGTGGACTATTGACACCCTTTGGCATACCCGCACTTCTATATCGGAATGTCATGTAATGTTCACGACTTGTGCCAAACAGTGCAGGGTGGCTATACTCGGCTAACCATGTGCATAGGAAAGCATCGGGGGTAGCACCGGAGTTAGTGCCATCACCCTTTACTAAAGCCAAGTCATTATGTTCAGCGTTTCTATCGAACCCTGCTGAAAATGAATCATCTTTTGGAATAGGTGATGCGGAGGCATTTACAAGATCGGGGTCATGTGCAAAGAGAGGGGGCACTGTTCCTAACTCGGTTCCTACACGGGGCTGTAACCAACCAGCAGGGTGTCCATAATATGTGTTAGTGCATCTTTCTTGGATTAACCCACCAGCCTGTCTTTGGAAATTTTGTAAAGAAGGCTGTGGGCGGCCACCCATTTGTAAATACTGATTTATCATAAAGCCGTTCAAGGTAAATTCTTCACCAGCATTATGTCTGTTTGTTACGGTTCTTGATGTTGCTAAATCCAAAGCCACCGCAGAATTGTGGGCGGCATTACCATAGCCACCGAAGTTTTGTAATTCTTTACCAATAACATCTTGAACAAAGTGTTGCTGTTCCTTTGCACCTTCGGTAGCAGTATGCTCTTGACCCGGTGCAAACAGTATGTCATAATTGTCTTTAGGCGCACTGCTAAAGACTCGGTGATGGAAAGGCAAAGTATTATTCTTAATTTCTCCGTGTGGTAATCCATCAGCCGAGAAAGAACCTGCATTCATGACTTGGTTTCTAACTTCTAATGTATCAAGATAATATGTTGTTGCATTTTGACTGGTGTGTGCTGATTGAAAGCCCCAGTGTTTGTATTCCGACTCCGCTTCAAACATAAGTGAGTATGCCGAACCGCTTGAGCGATGCAATTGCCTACGCATAGAAATAGGCGTTCCTCTTACGGTCATTGGGGTTACGAATGAATGCCCCTGCCTACCAAATCTAATTCGATGGTGTGCTAATTTGTATGGTGCTAACCCCGAATTGCCAGTAAGCACCGAACCCCTCTCCACATGATCTGACAACCTGTGAGATGCAAAGAGTCGTGTCGAGCCACTTGGTTTAGCACCCGGTGTATTGTTTAACTCTAAGCCAAATTTGCTGGTCAAGGTATCGTGAAGAATACGGACAGGGTGGAAATGAAGAACCATGTCGTTTGTGTCAAATTGGGAGGCTTCTCCTTGTGTGGAGTATGGACTTAACCCCGCTTCAATTATACCCGGCTTATCGGGTCTTGGTATGCTTAGACCGCCCATACCCCAAGATAAATGTCGCCACGCTTGCACCCTATCATGACCGGAATAGACGAGAATGTTACCCGGTATCTCATCTTGACTTGGCAAGCGTAATTGTAGGTTAGGTTCTATACCACTGTTTGGTGATGAGGGCACTGTTGTTTCTTGATTGGTTGCAGGATCTATGCGTGATTGTTTGTAATTGTAATCTCTAATGACAGTGCCAAACGGTGAACCTCCCTCAAGCACTAACTCGGCACCAGTATCGTCAATTACGGGAATTGAATCAAATACTCTTTCCTCATTTGGTATTTGTAATCCTTTGACCCGTTCAGTGTTGACATCCCTTACAATTCTATACGGCTTGTGTATATACCCAGCGTTATTTTTTAACTCAAATCCAACGCCTCTATTTAAGACACCGGACTTTAGACTGTGCGTTTCTATCGCCCTATTTTTGCTCAAATCGCTGTTCGTCATGGTTGTAAATTCAGTATATTCATCGGCATTTCCGTTACGCAATTCGGAAAACCGTGAATCTAAAACACCACCATCTTCAAATGCCACTTTCCATTTGCTGGTTTCCTTTGCTTTGAAAAGCATCTCACCGTGTTGAAGCGTTGTAGCAACATTTTGGGTTAATGTTATTGTTGGTGCCGCACGAAACAAAGAAGTGCCTGTTGGTATATCTTCAACAAGGCTGGAAAACAACACCCTTGAGAATGTGACACCGTTGACTACTCTTTCATCTAAGACACCGTTGATGATACCATACAATTTACCTTGACTGTCAACCAATTGACCTAAGTTACCAACGGATCTGTTAACATAATCCGTTAACAGCATGTTGCCTCCAAAAGTTTCGTTATCAATACTCTTTATACCAGCATTAGATTTCACCACCAAATGTCTATCTGTGGTGGCGTGTTCAGTCGTAAATGCGTTTAATGTGCTTGTAGCATTTTCAAAATCCAATGTTGGTTTGTAAAACGCTGTTCCTTTGTTTATTGTTGTGAGGTTTGCACCGGGTTGAAGTGCCTCTAAGTCGGCACCTGCAAAGGTTAGAGTCTTTTCAGTAAGCGACTCTCCAAGTAATGACTTGTTGTTGCGTAATCTCAAATTAACATTCTCAACAGCGTTCACCCTGTATGTGTGTTGACTGGTGCTTAGATTATCCGCCAGTGTAATTGTCCACTGCTTAGTGGCTCTTGTCCTTAGTCCTAATTGATAAGGCACTATCGTCATACCAATCAAGTTTGGTTCAGCAAGGGTTATTCGTGTCTTTGTTACGCTTGCTACTGTGCCCACTTCGACACCACCATTTGTTTCTAAGATGGCACCGGGAACAATTCTTCTATGCCTTAGATCGCCTATCAATATGTTAGGCTCAAATTCTAACTGTGTGGTTGACTGTGCCGGAACAGAAGTGCCCGCACCTAAGCCCATCGAAGCCTGTGACATGAATGCGCCTATCGCCTGTGAATAGGATGTTTGCTGAATATCCGAGATTGTTCCAATGTATGCTGGCGTGTATAACACTGTGCCGTTTGCTATGGTGGCATTGTGTGGCGAATACAATTCTATTGTGGTCGCAGTGACACTTTTTACTAAGCCTATCAAAAAATTGCTATTTCCCGATACCCTGTATATGTATTCGCCCACTTTTATACGGGCACCTAATTGACCTGCTGATGTTGGAGATGTTGTTCCACCACCGCTATTTACTGTGATGGTGGTTGTATTTTGTGTAAATGAATTGACTGTGACTTCTGTTCTGTAAAGTGTATCGTTTGAGTATATTCTTTCACCTTCGTGATATATCAAATTAGGATCTGTGCTATCAACAACTATCGTATTTATGTCTTGATTGCTTGATGGTTCAATGTCGTTACCCGATTCTGTATGAATGACACAACCCGGAAATCCAAAACCGGGTGCGAAACGCTTTACAACATTTGTTAGCGGTATTTGTCCGATTAAAGTGTCGTTATCCTTTCTAACTTCATCTCCTAAATTGAATACTGCATTTGCTTGACCACCCTCTTGGTCGGCAAGTATGGTGCTTAAATCACCAGTGCCATGACTGTTACCACTTGGGAATGGGTTGAATGTTGAACCTTCTAACCTGCTAATATGGGTGCCGACTTTCATCCCACTGTCTATATTCTTTGGTCCTACTGCTGTCAGTCCTGTTGATGTGATTTCACTAATGGTTGATATTGTTCCTACTTCCACCGCATCAGCAGTGTAAATCTTATCCCCATCCTCAAAGTGTGCTTTAACAGTGGTTGCAGGGGTCAGTATAGGAATGCTTGGGCTGTTTGTAATATCAGCGTTTGTTGAAACTACACAGTTTGTGCTAAACGGTCCGGCAATATCTATTTCAGTGCCGTGTTCATTATCTGTAATATACAAAGAATCCGTATTTACAAGTGTGTTGCCAAGACTATCTTGCCCACGCCATTGGGATGGATCGACTTCGCTTGAACCCATGATGTTCGGACCATCAAACGGCATATCGGGTGGTGGTATATCGGGCATTGTGCATGAGTTAAGACCCTCTATGGAGAATCGAGAATAACCATGACCTACACTATGAGTTTGTGGCCGTGCCCCTCTTGAATCAGCATTGACATTAGGCAGACCCATGTTGCCTCCATCCATCGGTTTTGCTGTCAAATGCCATACCGGTAACTCAACACCAAGACCTTGAACAATTGGTCCTCCGTTTGCGGTTCCCCAATACCCACCACCTGTTGGGGTATCTTGTTCCCATGAAACAACAACGGTGTGTTGTTCACTGGTTTCATTATCAATCAAAAATGTTGGGTGTGAAGATAACACCGAAATATGTTCGACATTTCCTACTACTCCGGTAGTCGTTTCTATTTTCGTAATGTTGAATGAAAGGGTTGTTTCGCTGTCTATTTCATATCCATCGTATGTTAGCGTATAGACACTAACTGGTTGACCACCATCATCTTGAATTGGTGAATTAGGATTACCTCTAATCGTGCCACGCTTAGGAATGTCGGTTGGCATATTACGATTGTAACCTGTAAATAATCGCCTGTTGGGGGTGCCTATTTGTAGCATACGCAATAAGCCCCCTCTAACCGGTTGAGCGTTGCTCAAACCCACTGCAATTGGCTCATAGAACCTAATTTGTGTTCCTTGTATTTCCATTATCTTTCCTATGTATTCATTGTTTAGTGTGTATAGGCTGGTGTTTGGTGACAAAAAACCACCAATACCGTAATTGAAAGTCAATGTCGTTGTCGAACCAGCCACATGGTTTCCGCTTACCTGTAATACACCTTGACCAACATCCAAACCAGCACCATATACCTTAACCGGTGCATTTCCAATACCGCTACCATACGCACCATATTGGTTATTGCCGGACATTTTTGTATATCTTGCTCTAAGATACCTACTGACAGAATGCTGGCCTATTTGCCTGTGCCTACTTGAATTGATATGTGATGCGATAAGTCGTGCCGCTTCTTCTGTTCCTAAATCAAATGTTTTTGCTGGTATGGATGAACCGTTTGCTCTTGCTGTTGCGTTAGCCTCCGCCGCCCTTTTCAAATCAATCAACTGGAAGTTTGTTCCATTCCTGTTATCTTCTCCGTTAGTTTGGGCGGCAGTGGTGTCATTCGCTAACGGTGTTCTAATTAAGAAATTGATACCCAATTGATTTGTTCCGTTCTTAGCAAAAGTCATGTCGGTAGAATCTTCATACGCAGTATCGGGATAGGTGAAATGTAGGCTGAAATAACCACTGGCCGTAACACCATTGTCTGTTCCTACTGCTGTCAATTCAGCCGGAAACTCCCGCTTCATGAAAGACAGTCTTTCGCCCATGTTATCACCAAGTGTTCCTCGCATTATAGAGATTGGTGACTTGTTGCTGTGTCATACCGTAATTCCACATAGCCATCTCACTAAGCACACCTTTCCAATATCTTGGGTCGTCATTACCACTACCGTGCGTTCCGTTGTAGTAACCTGCAAAAGCATCGGGGTGTAAAAGATCTATTCCAACACAGTGCATGTATGAGGCTTTACCAAAAAGACCACTTGCTAACGCATTACCAACACCAATGCTTTGTGGTAAGTGCCTCCCACTATCCCTCGCTAACGGTTCAAATAAAGTCCACGGTGCATCAGCCGGAATTGTGCCGTTGACATAAAGAATAGCCTGTGCTGATGTTGGACTTCTTGTAATGACTATGTGTTGGTATTCGTCTTTTGGCCTATCGGTTATTTCGGCTGACAGTCTAACGGTGGTGCCGTTAGTATGCGGTGTCATTACCACCACACGATAAGAGAAAACACCATTTGACGAACCCTGTTTTGAATAAATTGACACACCTAATCCTTTGTAAGCAGTGTTCGCTGTATTGATGAAACCGTGATACACCGGACCGTTGCCCCACGCTTCGTTAGACCAATTGCCGGTATTACCCGGTTTGAAAAAGAAAGAAAGCGTATATTGTGATGTGCCATTGTCCACCCATTCGTCTTGCATAGGCACTAAACTTGGAACACGGGCAGTATTATTATTAGGACTTTGAGCCAAGTCTTTGTCATGTAAAGCAATTGCGAATGCTGATGTGTGACCGTTAGATAATACCCCTTTACAACTTGGATCTGCTGTCGGTCCGGCCACCAATGCAACAGTGTCGCTTCGGTCAACATACACTTTAGAACCATGAATTGTATCTATGGCTAACTTCTTTCTTGCCTGTGGCTGTCCTAATTCGTCTTGACTCATTGGTAAATACCAAACGCATGTGTTCCTTGTATCTAATTTATTGGCGGCATCGGGCAAAGCCCCAGCAACAACTGTGTTCACTTGATGGTGCATTCCACGATATGTGTTAGAATTTACAGTATCTTCATTTTTCAATTCACTAAAATCAAGCACTGCGGCTGATGTTTGCACACCGTCTAAATTTTGGAAACCACTATTGCCATCCGGACCTTTAGAGTAATGATGAGTATAGAAGTCACTGTAATCGTTATCCGTTCCGTCGCTAATGTCGAATGTTACACCAGTGTGCCCACCGCCAAAAAATAGAATACCGTTAGCATCAACAAGCGGATTCAATAGTTTGATAGGCACTTCTTTCAATGCCCCTGTATTGTCGTAAAACAAATCTTTCCACTTCTTACCCAATGTTTTATCCAACGGTTGTGTGTTAAACAAGCCAATACAAGAACCTACACCGGAACCTTTGCTGGGTGGGTTGTTTTGAACACCTGTAACTATACTATCAAACTCTCCTAAGTGTTCACCATCAACTAAAATCAACGCTTTACGCCCTCTTGAGATTGTTCCTTTAATCCTATACAATATGTCCAGTGCTTTGCGCTCAACCATGAGGGTTGCTTGGGATTCGGGATCGTAATTTGGTATTGCATCCCCGTTTTCAAATTGTGGTAGTGATACTGTGTTAAACTCAAACTCTTGACCTATACCCTCGTAAGTCCGAAGGTTGTTATCTTCGTCACTTACAGCCCCATGCACACCCCCTTGAAATGTAGTTATGGGTAAGTGTGTTTCACCATCCATACCTAACGGTAAAGGCACGGGGAATGCACTTGCTTGGTATGAACGGCTGTTGGTAGCCAATAGGCCACCATGACCAATCGCTTGTATCGGTCTGTATGGGTATGGGCTTTCATTGTTTATCCATACCGCAAAGTTACGACCCGAAGCACCCGGCACAGTGCTGTGAATTACAATTGACAACCCTTCTTCGCCATCCCTGCTTTCAACACTTTGCCCTAAGAAGGCTCTCAAATACCCCATGTGAGAGCCAGTGTCAACACTTGTTGGTGCGTCATGATTACCTTTTGCGTTAGTGAACAATGGCGGTGGGTCGAATGCACTACCGCCCTGTAAAT